CCTTAAAATTATCACTGCATCCCCTCTCTCTACACATAAAAAATTTCAAATTTCAGCAATGTAATAAACCGAAGCAATAACCAATCAAAAAACATCACAAAACCCCCTGAATTTCCCCAAGATTAAATAAAAACTATATTAAAGCTACAATTATCCTAAAACAATAAACAAATCAATTTAAAACGATTTAAACAAGCAATGAATAAAATCAAGAAAGTGGTATAGTGTCTTCATGGAAATAGAGGATTTAAGAGAAAAAGCAAGAATCGAGGTAGAGGCACGCATTAGGCGTGATGAGTTGATTAAAAAGTGGAACTCCGATTTCAAGGTAGATATTTACAAGTGGGCATTAAACCGAAATAGGATAACACACATGCAGGCTAGTGAGAGCTAGAAGTATAAAGTCCCGCCAAAATATATTTAAATTAACAGTGGTATATTTTTGTATATCGTGGTATATTGTTGGTTATGGAAGAATTAGAGGATTTGGCGCTAAGGAATGCGGATGCAATCATTAATCGAGGTAATGTTTTTGGGTTTTACTCAAAGGCACAAGTTAGTGATCTGCGGGATATTTGTCGGTGGTTGCACCAGCGGAATGTTTCTTTAAGGAAAGATGTGCAAGCTCTTCTTGGGAGGGTAAAGAGTTCGGATGATTTATTCAAAGAATTGGCAATTGCGAATACTGTTATTAGGGAGTTAGTGCCCCATGCGGTTAGTTTAACGGAACCTGAGATACAAGATTTTATTGCTAATAAAAAAGCTAGTTTTTCTTTTCTTAAGAGGAAGGCGGTAAGTTAATTATGGAAAGAAATTTAACGGATGCTTTTGTTGTTGGCGGTCAATACAGGTTTCAGTTTGATAATTTATTTGCAACGGATTGGGTTGAAGTTATTGAGCTTATTCCTCCTTGTTGGGTTTATGCGAAGGAAAGTGGGAGTGGGGAGTATGATTTTAAGGAATTAATTAACCTGAATAATGTCGGGAGAGTATTTGGTCGCAATTTCAAGAAGGCGGTGGAAGATAATGAATGAATTTGATCTAGCAAGAATCAAGAAGCTAGATGGCCTTAAAATTGGTGCATTGTATATAGTGCGAATTGATAACCCTATTAGTAAAGGGTTGTATATGGAGTATGAGGATTTAAAGTTTATTGGTGTAAAAGACGGCAACCCCACTTTTATAGACCAGCGTGTCCGTCCTAGTTCACCGTATTACAATGAGCCAATGTTTTTAAAAGCTTCTAATTTTGAATCTGGAAAGCCTTACTCTTTTAGTATTTATGAGCAAGAGGGGATTGGGGGATGAAAACTCAAGCGGAAAAACATGAAGCTTTTTGGGAAAATATTCCAAATTTTTATGATTCAAGTAAGCTTTATGCAATAAGGTTATCTTCGGAGCCAGAGGTTATTTATGCTGATATGCGATTTAAAAGTTTTGAGGCTTATGCTCTCGTTTTTGCTAATGATATTGGCAAGATACTAAATGTTCCAGTGGATATGTTTAGTTTTAATTACAGGGGTGGGCTTTTTAGCATTGAAGAGCAAAAGGAAGTTAAAGATGAAGCCTAAGCGGGAAAAGTATTTAATTTCTATAAGCAAGGAATTTTCGGAAAAGATGATAACTAAACTTGGCAAGACTAAGGGTGTTACTTGGGAGTATTTGCTTGAGAAGTTATTAGAGAAGGTTGAGGGATTGGAAAAATAATGGTTCATTGTAAATCCGAAGTGCCTAATTGGTATTACGTTTATTGGGAATTGAACCAAATATTAAGCAAGCATTGGCTTTGGCTTGAGTCTAATGGGGAAGAGGGAGTTCAGGGTAATTTAAGTTGGATGGAGTTACCATGGATTGAAATTCCAAATCTTTCTTTGCGTAAAATTATTGCAGAGGGAGTTGATTTTAGTGGAGCTGATTTACGGGCAGTTGATTTTCGAGAAGCTAATTTAAGGGGATCTAATTTTAGCAGGGCTAATATCGTGGGTGCTAATTTTACGGGTGCTAATTTGCATCACGTTGATTTTCGTGGTGCGATACGAGAAATTAAATTAGAGAAAAAACCTCAATGGGAAATAGATTGTGCGATGGGGAAGCAACTTATTCTTGAAGAATATGCACGTTATAAGATTAAAAGGAGAGAAGATAATGTTTAGATTTTTTGAAGGCAAGTGGGTAAGTGAGGATGATATGAAGGCAAAGGATAATCCCATCCAAGAGATTAATCAAAACGACTTATTCGTCTTAGACAGCAAAGGGAATTTAAAGCAGATTTTAAGACTTGTTGAGCCAAAAGATCAACAAGTTTTGAGGCAAGAATTTGAGCTTGAATACAACAAGGCTATTGAAATTGCAAAAGGTAAGGATTGGCAGCACGCTATGTTTCAACAATATGGGCTTAGGGATGGAAAGCCCCCAACGGGGAACGATGCTTGGGTAATCCCTTATTGTATTGATGAGCTTTTAAAAGCAAACGAAGAGTTAAAGCAAGACACTTCCAAACTTTCACTGGGAGTGCAAAAGTCTAATCGAGCTTTTATGGTAGCACTTAGGCATTTGATGGGGGAAACGCCGCGTACTACCGTGCCGATAAAAGACAATAATAAAGTAAAGCAAACGCCTATTCGCCGTTCTATTCATTTTAATTATCAAGAAACGGATGGACGCGAACCACTAGGAGATATAGAGTTATTTCATTCTTACCAAGTAGATGAATTAACGCCTGAATTTTACAAGGAAATGCAAGTAAAAGCTTTAAGTCAATTGCGAGAGATAGAAGCGAAGGCGGGGCGTTATGAAATACTGATTTGGCATGGCGAAAAGATAGCAGGCACAGATACTGGCACTTTGGTGCTTTTGAGAAAAGAGCCGAGTTAATGGATATAGTCTTAAAAGTGAGCTACTATAAAGCCAATGGGATTTAATAATTTTTACGATTTAGATAAAGGTGATCTTAATAAAGCTTCTGAAAAGAATACGGAGCATAGGCTTGGGCGTTATATTTATCGCAGAATTGATAATACAAATTACACAATCACTTTAAACCAAGATCATTTTATTGAATTTCATAATCTTACGGGAAATAGAACTTTAAACTTACCTGATCTTGCAACCGTTCCAGTGGGGCAAACTTATATTATTGTGAAAGATGGTTCAGGGCATAGTATTACTTTAGATCCCTTTAGTTCTCAAACGGTAAATGGTTCTGCGACCTATGTTCTTAGTGGAAGCCATACGACCATTAACCTAATTGCAACCCCAACGGAGTGGCACACATGGTAAAACGTATAGAGCCATTACCCGAAACGCTGCCAATATTTGATACTGAATATCTGGACCATAAACTAATTCAAGATTTATGGCAAATATTTATTGCTTTTCGCCAAGATCCGAATAGAAGCAGTAAAATTCGTCCTACTGGTGATATTGCTATGCGGGTTTATACAGAAAAGCTAAGGGAACGCGGGCATGGAAAAAAAAACAAAGCCATTGTATTAAACATAATGCACCGCTATGGGTTTTCTGAACGATTTAAAACGGGGGAAAAAGCTTATCTTCGCAAGTTTAAGGAAGCAAATAAACAAAAGGAAGAATCTTTAAAAACTGAAGCTCAAATGCACGATGAATTAGGGAAAGAAGTTTACGAAAAAGCAGTTAAAGCATTAGCTCAAGGTTATGGGTATAAAACTGTAGCTACAAGATTGAATATCCCCGAGGATATCGTAAAAAGTATATATCATTCAAAACCAGTACAAGAATTAATTAAGGATTTAAGGGATAAATCTTTACGCAAAACGGAAACTGAAATATTTGAGGAACTTATGGCAGAAAATAAAGAAATTAAAGATAAGTACACGCAGATGATACCAAAGCTTGCTCAAACGGTAGAAGACTTGCAAGCCAAAATGGATAAGTATATTGAAGATCCCGAGGCTTATGGGATTTCGCATGAAACTGTTTTTAAAGAAAGCTTAAAGATTATGCGAATGTTCGGTGAAGCAACAGACCAATTAACTCCTAAAAAAGAAGTTAAGGGCGGGCAAGACGAAGCATATAAAATTATTATAGAAATGTCTCAAAAAAACCAATTACCAAGTGCAGAAGCAGAAAAATTACTTGAGGCGAAATATCAACCGCCAAAATTACTGGAATGATTTTAGATAGACTATACACTGATCAAGATTTTACCCCAGAGTTTATCACTTTGAAAATGAGCCAATGGGCAAATGATCCTTTTCTTTGGATGGTCGAACAAGTCTTTACAATTGATGAATCGGATAGAGGCAGTCCATTAAAGCGCTTTCCGCCTTACGCTTATATTAAGCATTTAATTGATGAATACTTTAAGAACAAAGTTATTGTTGTTAATAAAACAAGGCGTATGATGGCAACGCATATTTTTAGTACCCTAATGGTGCATCAGCTTTTATTTGTTCCCTATTCCGAAAATGTTATTGTTTCGATAAATGAAGATCGAGCTAAAAAAGTTATTGCTACGAGATGTAAAGCTGTATACGATAAGTTGGATTTTCGCTTCCCTTACCCTAAATTAACTGAGGGGAAAGAGATTAGAGTCTCCGAAATGCGAAATCCCTTAATTGGTTCAACAATTACGGCACTGCCATCAGGTTCAGATAAATGCAGGGGTTTAACAATTACAAATGCTTTCTATGATGAATTAGCATTTCAGCAGAATGTAGACCAAAACTTAAAAGCTTTAAAGCCTGCTTTAGAGGGTGGAGGAAGGGCAGCTTTAGTATCTACTCCACGTTTTGGTACTAAATTCCAAGAGTTAGTAACCAAAATAGCTAAAAACGCACAGATTGAAAAGTTAATGAACGGTTTAGCTAAATACCGTAATGAATACAATCAAACCGTATTACAGCTTCACTATACCGCTAATCCGTTTAAACGCAGCGATGAATGGTATCACTCTGAACGCTATGGAGCTTATCCGAATGGTGAGCCGATACCTGGAGCCTCGGGGGTTGATAGCTATACTTGGGACCAAGAGTATGAACTTAAGTTTACTGTTCCAGTTGGCAAGCCTGTAATTCCTGAATTTTCTAGAGAAATTCATTGTGAGCCGTATAAAGATTATCCATTTGATGAAGATTTGCCTTTACATATTGGTATTGACTTTGGTTCGCATTATCCAGCAGTTGCGTTTTTCCAAAGGGATTCTTTGAATCGGTGTATTTTGCATGATGGAATTTTAGCCGAAGATATGGAGCTAGAAAATTTCATGGCTTTAATCTCAGAATATATCGCTAAACATTTTCCTGATGCCGAATATATTTTACATGCAGATCCAGCAGGGAAATCAGCAAACAGTCAAGGTACTGCACCGCCTGCCTTTAAGATATTAGAAAAGTTTTTTAAGCGGAAAGTTCACGGGGTTAAATCCGCTCCATCCGATAGAGCTGCCGCCATACGAAATAAAATGTCTCGCAGAATTGGCGATGCTATGGGGATAATTGTTAATCCTGCAGGTGGAATGTTTATTTCTAAAAACGGCGATAAACGAAATGGGCTATTTATTGAAACTTTTGAAACGGGCTGGGTTTATGATATGCCAAAAGAAGGGGCGTATCATATCAAGGAAGAGCCGAAGAAAGATGGATTTTATGATCACTTAATGGATGCTCTAGGCTATGCTTTTATCGACGTATTCCCTTTATTAAAAGGTAATACTATTGCTAGAAAATCCAAGCCTAAACGCAAATTTTTGCATTATTGAAATCGAAATATACTTTAGGTGTAACTTAACCTTAAGGAGATTTTTAAAATGGCAAGAACAAATTTAAATATTGTTGGCGTTAGAGCAGCAAACGCAACAGATTTAGTTGATGTTACTGGAGTTGATACTAAAGATGTAATCGCCCCAATGACAACAGGTAGAACGGATATATTAGCAGTTGGTACTAACGCAGCAAACGGTACTCCAATTTCATCTTACAATGGCATAACTTCAACATTAAAGCAAAGTTTAGCAATACATTATGATTTCGCAACGGATGGCGGAGCGATTGGTACAATTCAATTAAGAGGCGGCGTGCTTCCAATAAACGCAATTATTACAAATGCTTGGCTTGAAGTAACGACTGCATTTTTACCAGTAACAACTTCAACATTTGCAATCGGTTTAACTGGTGCAACAACAGCATTAAGAACGGCGGCGGTTGCGACTGTAGCTCCAGCGATTGATGCAGCGGCAAGAGTTGGGGTAATTGCTCCACAAACTCCATCTTCATTTGTAGCTAAATCTACAACTGTAAATAGAAACTTTGTTGGAACAATAGCCTCTGGTGCTTTCACGGCTGGCGCTTTCGTTCTTCACGTTGATTACGTTGTATCTGCACTAGATACTACAACTGCTGCAACTAACTAAAAATGGCTGATGTAACTACTGCTCTATTAAATGGCGTAAGCCCTAGTACGACAGGGACGTTTTATTCCCTCGGGTTCTCGACAAGAGACCTGAGGGATATTTCGTTTTTTCTTTTAATGCCAACAACGACTGGCACGACCAGCACACTAGATGTATCTATCGAAGAATTCGACACTATAGATTCAAGTGGAGCTCCAGCAAATACAGAAAGGATTAGAACTGTATCACTAACTAGCCCAACGGGTAGTGTAGTATCGGCTTTCACTCAAGTGGTAGCGGGGACAAGTTCGCCAAGTGCAACGCTTCAACAAAAATTAAATTCAAAGGATAACAACCTAAATAAATTTATTCGTGTAAAATATGTAGTAACAGGAATTGCAACGCATTTTACTAATATCAATGTAATTATGGCAGCTAATCAGAAAGTGTGAACAAGCTTGATATAAACGAAATACCAGATAATCAGCTAGAAGCTTTTTCTAGCCATATCAATACTTTAATCGATTCAGTAAAAAACAATAACGATTTCTATACTTCAAGGGCGATTATAGATAAGGTCATCTTGCAAGATGAAGATGTTGATTTATCTGATCGCAATAGTGTAGTTTATCAAAGGCTTAATAATGATAATTTAATTGAGCGTGTTGTTGAAGAAGAAGATATTGATGAATTTTCAACACTTAAAGACCCTATTCTCTATCGTATTTACAGAACATGGGTGAATAATATTAAGAACGCATGTTTCCCAACAAGTGGGGATTATGTAAACATTGATAGAAATTTTAGCTCTCAGTTTTACAAAATGGGTTTAAAAAAGTTTTTACCTCAAGTTAATCAATCGTGGATTAATATTATTAAAACTGAAAATCAAAGGTTTAATTTTAAAAAGAAATATTCAGCAGCAATAGCCGAATTGGTAGCTTATGGCAATACTGGGATTATTCATTATTTTGACCCAGTAGATAATATTGTAAATATTAAAACTCCAGGCATTGGAAGATTTAGCATTTATCCAATGACAGATAATTGGAGAGAGTCAAATTTAATTTTAGAATACGATGTAAATTATAGTGATTTATTAAACCGTGCTGATTTAAACCAAGATTTAGTTGAAGCAATTAAACCGATTTTAACTTACAGAGATTTAGGGGACAATCAATTTGTGGGTGCTACATCTCGCATGTCGGACATTTCAAATCAAGCTCCATACGGTCAAGTTCGCTGTTATGATTTGTATTTACCGAGTGTTTATTTAGAAAATAAAGAAGATCGCAAAGACCCAATAATTGCAAGTGGTGTTTATATTACTGCCATTCAAGCTCCTGAAACAATTGAAGGAACAGATTTAGAAGCCTTTGGGTTTAAGGACAATCTTGTAATTTTAGCAGCACACGAAGGGGCAAGCCCTTATGACCACGGGATATGTTTAGCAGCAGCAGGAACAACTTTACCTGGAGTGTTTTATCATCAAGGGTTTATTAGACCTTTCTTGTCTCATCAACTATTGTTAAATCAGTTGATTTCAGGTACGTCTAGGGTTGTTGGTTTATTGTGTGATCCACCATTAAATATTATTCGTAATCAAGATTATGATTATGACAATAGATCAGAGATTCCAGAATTTGAGCCAGGGGCAATGTATGAAGGCTTTGATGTTAAAGCTTTAGTTCCGCCAGAGTATAATCAAGTAGTTTCCCAATATGGAGCTTTAACGCAGGTAGTAACTAATATTGTTGAGCAAAGCTCAGGATTAAGCAAAGCTCAAATGTCGGGTGTTACTTCTTCTCGAACTTCTGCAAGTGAAATTAAAGAAGTTGTATCAAGCGGGCAATTGAATATAGTTGATGCTTCTAATCAATTTGACGAAGAAGTTTTACAACCTTCTGTTAGCAACCGAATCATTTTAACTCAACAGTTTTTAAGAGAACAAATAGAAGAGATTGAAGATCCTGCAATGCGTGAAGCGATGTTACTTGAGAATCCATTGTTTGAACGTTTATTAAACTACTCAGGAATTGAAGAAACTTATGAGCAATTTTATGAAGAGAATCAAAACGAACTTGATAAAAACTCTGAAATTATAGATACAATAGAGGGATTATTTGGGGAGATTGAGCAGCTTCAACAATTTGCAGCTTCTCCACCTAAAGATTTTGTACCACCAGATGTTACGATAAACCCTGAAACTTTAGAGCAAACCCCAAACGCAGCAGAGATTGAGCAGCTTAAAATGCAACATGAGCAAAACGAAAAGGCTCAACGAGATCAAGCTTTAAATGATGTTAAGCTAAAGCAAAAAGAAATTGAACGTAAGAAAAAAGAAGTTAATGCGAATGTTCAAGAAATCCCTGAGCCATCTTTAGGTTTATACTATGATTTACTTGTTTACCCGATTAAAGAATCAGATGTTCAAATCACTGGATCTAAAACGACTTTAAGCAAGGAATACGCAAGACAGAACTTAAAAGAATTTGTTGGCTTCTTGCAGGCAGCGCCAGACGTATTAGCAGAATACGACATGAGTTCAGTAGTAGAATACTTTGCTAGAACTCTATCAATCCCATTAAGCAAACTTAAAAAAGACGAAGCAGAGAAAAGAAGAGATGAAGCGGCTAGGCAGCAGCAAGCAGAATTTGAGCAAGAACTTCAATTAAAATATGCTCAAAACCCTGGAGCTCAACCGCCAAAGTTTAGATAAGTTATGCAAAGCAGAAAAGTACAAAACACTATAAAGAATACAGGGTTATCGTTTGATGCTCTGTTAGATAAAGCTCTTGATAAAGCAAGAAAAGTAATTCCCGATGACTGGGGAATTATTTTAAATTATATAGATTCTCAAGCAACAATTACGCCTAAAGTATTAAATCTTACAATCGACGAGGCGGCAAAAGAAGCTTATGGGGTAGCGAAGGTGTCAAAGATAGTTTATAGATTGACAAATTCAAAAGAAGAATAGATAGGAGCAAGACAAGATGACTGATGAATTAAATATTACAGAAGACCAAATCCTTGACGGAGCAGAGGCAACAACAGAAGAAATTGTAACAGAAGAAGTTCAAGGAATTGAAAGTTGGCTAACAGAAGATGAGCCAGAAGCAAAAGAAGAAAATAATGTATTACCTAATGCGGTAAAAGATTTGTATGCAGAAATTGAAGCATTAAAAGCGGAAAAACAAAAACCTGCACAGCAAGAGGAAGAGAAGCCTGTAGAAAAAGCAGCTACTTTAGCTGAAATGCAAAGATTATTGGATCAAAGAGATCAAGCAGCTAGGCAAGAGAAAATGCTAGAGGCAAATTATAATGCTTGTGCATCGGTAATTGATTCTTATTTAGATGGAGTAGATGCTTCAATTAAAAAAGTTTGCGGAGACGATAGCGAAAATAAAGATTTCTTGGTTAATTACGCAGAAGAATCTTTACAGCTTGCAATTTTACAAACTCGAATAAAGGCAGAAGCAGCAGGGAGAGTGTTGGTTCCCGAAGATATAAAACGCATAGGGAAAGAACATGCTAAAAAGTTTGTATCTGTTTTAAAGAAATTTGAAAAAGGTGGTACTCCACAGGAAACTAAGGCTGGAGCAATTGGTACAGCAGTTAAGCCTTCAAGTCTTAATGCAGTAGAAAGAATAAACTTTCAAAAAGAATATACAAGAGCAAAGCAAGAAGGGAAATTAACTTATCAGATGGCGGTTAAGGCTAGAGAGATGGGCTTAAATTTGAATAAATAAAACAGAAATATACTTTAGATGTACCCCTTAAGAAAGGGGCAAGTCTAAGGAGATATTTCACAAATGGTAAACCCAATAAACAGTGTTCTTTCAATCAATGATGCAAGAACGTATATGGAAGATGTCCAATCGGACATCATTAAAACCTCTGGAGTTAGAGCACCTTTCTTGATGAAGCACATGGCAACCGTTAGCAAAATGGGTTCCAAAGTTCAATGGTTTCAACAAGCAATTTCAAGGGGCGTATTAACTTTAACAGGCAGTTATTCAGCAGGTGGAACAACGTTCACGGTAGCTGCTCCAACAAGAGCTAATCCGTTTGACGTAGAAATTAAGCCTGGTATAACAAGATTAGTTAATCAATCTGGTTCTGCAAAATGGTTAGTAACTGGTGCGAACGGGGCTTTTACGAGCTTAACCATTCAGCTTTTAAGTGGTTATGCTGATCCAGCAACTTTAGCAATTGGTACTCAACTATTTACAGATAGAGCGGGCGAGATTGGTGATGGTTTTGGGGCAAATAATGACATTTCTCTAGCGGGATCTGATTTTAACTTCTACTCAAATTTCTTCCATGATATTCAAATCGCTGGTCCAGTAGCTAATGGTAAATTTAATTATGCTGGTATCAATGAATTAGATTTCAGCAATCAAGAAGAAAACTTACTTCCAACGATTATCAGAATGTTAGAAAGAAAAGCATTAAAAGATATTCGCCTAGAAGGTTCAAACCCATTAACGGCAGATGGTTTCACTAGAACTGCTGGTACTGGTGCTCAAGCTGGTGGTCTTAAGTTTTACATTGAGAACTCTGGTGGATACACTGTTACTGGTGGTAGTGCAAGTTTAACTGAGGCTACAGTAGAGGCAGACGTAATTGCTCTTAGAGATCGTGGAGCGTTACAAGGTCCTAAAGTATTTACTAGACCAACTGACCTAACAAACATTGATATGTATGTATCTGAGAATGGTTTATCTGCTCTTCAATCTCAAGTTCGTTTTCAAAGAGAAAACGCTCAAAATGCTGATGGCGGTTTAGGTTCATCTCAAGCGTATCACATGCTTGTTAATGGATGTAAATTAAACGCTCTTGTTTCTGACGGCGTTGGCGACAATGAAGTGTTTTATGTTCCTGTTGTAAATGATGTAATCCAAATCAACGTAATGAGAATGTTTGAGAAAGTTGGCAATCCGTTTGAGGATGGTGATGGAATCAAGCAAAAATACGGTACTACTTTTACAGAATGTGTAAAAGCTCCATGGACTCTAGGCTACAGAAATAACTTAGTGGTTATCTAACAAAAAAGAGAGGGGAAACCCTCTCTCTTTTCTTGCTTAACAATATAACAATAGCATTAAAGAAAAGAAAGGAGAAGATATGCCATTTTTAGTATTAGCTGGTGCTCAAATATACGATGGGGATATGAAGCGTCATTATAATAAACCACACCCCGCAACAGGTTTATTAGAGAGGATTGTAGTTCAAGAGGGAGAGTATACGACTCCATTACGTTTAGGCTTTGGGGATGAGTGCGGCTTCATAGCAAGCTCGCCTGAATTTAAAGAAATAGTTTATAGAGGCGTTCCGAACTTAAAAGAAAAGAACTGGACCACTAACCCTATATGGAGAGTTCCGTCTAACCGTTACTTTGGTCTTATAGAAAGAGATGGTGACGAGGTAGATTATACCCCAATGCACCAAGCGTTTTTAAGATTGTTAAAATTTTATAAACTCAATCAAACTCAACCAGATCAAGTAATTTGGTATGAGCCTGATATTGCCGATATTATGATTCAAAACTGGGGTCATCAAAAAAACTGGCATTTCCCTTTATGGTTAATTAAAGAATTAGTCAAAATGGGTGAATTTGAAAATGCTTTAAAACGCAGGAAGTTATCTTCTGACGGTGGCGAGTATGTTCTGACTCAGCAAGAGTATGAGCAGTTAATGGGAGCTATCAAAGAAAGAGAACTTATTGAAGCTGAATCCTTGCAAGAGACAGAAGAGTTAGGGCTAAAAGTATTACTTAAGAGTTATTACGACGATAAAAAAACTCAAACAATAAGGGATGCAATGCCTGCGGCTCAAAAAACGAAAAAACAAAATAAAGATCGTGGAGAATTGCAATCAATGATCTCAGGGCAATTGGAGAAAGAGCAAGAACTTGGCAGTAACGTATCTTAATTTACTCAATGATGCTAGGGGGTTGGAGGCTGATTCTCCAATCCCTTTAATTGAAGCAACGACTGCGACAAGCGGTAATGCTTTAAAAGGTATTCAAGCAGTAAACCAAGCGGTACAGTGGGTTCTAGAATCTTCTTCTGATTATGATTTTTATAATCCCGTAGAGAATTTAACAGCTACACTAGGCAACGGTATTTTAATAGCTCCAACGGGTGGCTGGGATCCTCAATTAATAACTAAATTAGTTTTAGTGGAAGCAGGGGAAAACTACTCTGAGATTTTGCCTCGTTCTAAGACAGAGGGTAAAGAGTTAGAGTTCGTTAATACTGACCAAGGTAGACCGCTTTATTATTACATTGATGAGGGAGTAGTTAATTTAGTTCCTGTTCCTGATGCGGCTTATACCGTTCAGGCTTTTTATAATTATGAAATGCTTAGAATTACAGCAAGCAATATATCGGGTAACATTATTTTCCCTACTAGCTTTCAAAGGGCTTTAGTTTTAGCGACTCACGCATGGTTAAGAAAAACCAAAGGTGATCCTGAATGGAGACAGCTTTTAGATATGGATGCAAAAGAGGCATTGAATAAGGCGATTATTAAAAACAAGTTTAATTTAAAAGTTAAAGGTCGCAGAAAGTTCAGGGTTAGATCAAGGGATAGGAATTGGTAGAAGCCACACAAACCCTACTGATAAATGACTTTAGCGGTGGTTTAAATCTCCGTGATGCTGAAATTGCTTTACCTTTAAACGAAACACCAAGGGCTTATAATTTTGAAATTGTTACACAGACAGGGTTACAAAAGATTAACGGCTTTGAAAACCTTTTTGAGTTTTCTTTCCCTAGTCATATTAGCTGGGATTATGTGGATGTATACACTGATGATGATTTAAATTATTCAATCATTGGGGTTAGTTATCCGAATATTTATTTAATCAATCCCGTATCTGGGGCTTATGAATTAATCGGAACTGGATTACATAGCATTGGTGAGCCAATTGGAGTAGAAGCTAACGGTGGATATTTTTTAGTTGATGGAGCTAATGCACCAAGATATATTTATAAAAAAACAGTAACTACAGTTACATGGCCGCCTGTTTATACAAATGATAATAATGCTTCTGGGAATTTAGACGAAAGCCCTTATGCCACGGCAGCTAATCCAACTGCTAGTACCGTAGGCTTTCCTTCAGTAGCAGCATTTCATGCAAATAGAATATGGCTAGGTGGTGATGCTCGCAATCCACGCAGGTTATATGTTTCCAAGATTGGGGATATATCAAACTTTTCTTCTAATGATCCGTTAGCTTTTGATATTGCTTTCTTTGTTGATATGCCTGTAGTTAGACCTACTGTAGCCCTAAAGGTTTTATCAAACAAAAATTTAATTGTTTACTGTGATAACCAAATTGTAGTAGTGCAAGGTATTAATCCGCCTGGTACGGCTTATCCTCAACCTCATTTTTCTTTTGAAGTTTTAAACAGTGAACTTGGATGTTTAAGTAAATATTTAGTTCAGGCTAAGGGTGATAATGACCATTATTTTGTAAGCAATCAAGGGCGAATTTTCCAGCTATCAAGTACCGATAACTTCCAAGATGCTAAACCTTTTGGTTTAACGCATAAGATATTCCCCCTTTTACAGCAATATGATAATGAAGTTTTCACAAGAGGAAGATTGATTAACTTTCCTTTAAAAGGCGAATTGCAGTTTTGGTTCCCAAGTAAAACGACAAAACGTTATCCTGACCAAGCTTTAGTATTAAGCTATGGAGATCAACCCAGTAGTGAGACGTGGAGTTTAATTAAAGAGTTTGACGAAGACGAAAACATATTAAAGTTAAGGTCATTTTATTTAGATAGAGTTACCAATGAGTTAGTTCTAGTAACAGATAAGGCATTTTTGCAAACAAACAAAGGCTTTAATTTTAACGGGAACCCGATTAAGTCTATATATCAGTTAGCGACACTAGATTTCGGGCAACCGAACAATACTAAACAAATTACAAATATTACAATTAATGCACGTTCTTCTAGCGGCACAACAATAAAAGTAAAGCATACTTGGGAGAATGGGGCTTCTGGTTCCGAGGATGTTCAAATTCCTGCATTGCCAAATAGCTTTTGGGGTGAGGCTGAATGGGG